GTAACCATACGGCGTGAATGTGGTGTGTCCACAATCGGTGTATCCGCATGACGGGAAGTGCGCAGGACAGCGGCTGCTGATCCTACTTGGTCAAAAAAAGCTTTTTCGCCATTTACGCTTTCCACATCTACCGCATTCCGCAGCAGAGAACCCATTTGCTGTGACAGCATCTGGATGTTTGCAGAAAACTGATTGACAAAAGCTGTGGTGATCTGAGTAGACATTTCGTCATCTCCTAGCTTCGTTACAGTTTAAGTTGCTGCGCTTGGTTATCCCTAAAGGGGCCGTGCTACTGCTTAGGGCAATTACTCCGCTTGACGCACAAGCTTGATGTCGTGGGCCTAAAGGTTATCCACTATGCCATGAGCGCAAATAGTCGCTGCGCTTCCGCAACATACGCATCATGCTCTGGATGCTGTGCATCCAAATACGGCCCGTCTCGCCGCATAACCTCTTTTAGTTGACGTTGCGCCTCTTCTGGCGTCATTATCAACTCAGTCGGTTCGCCGACTAGGTTATCCTCTCCAATCTGATCTGCCAAGGCAGAAAACATTTTTATGACTTCTGGATGATCTCCAAGCATTCGTCCATCCGAAAGCTGCACATCCTCAAACATGCTCATGCCTGCTTCGCCAAGCAACGTCCTAGCGGCGCTCTGAGCCATTCCTATGCGCTGTTCATACGCTTGGCCGAACTCTTGCCGCAGAACTTGCTCTGACTCATATACGGCGCTCTCAGAGCGGCTCTGAGCATCTGCCTTGGATGTCTCGCCTGTCTCATTGATGAACCTGGCAATGCGATCTACCTGCCGAGGCTGTAGCCCCGCTTCCCACATAGCCTGCTTCAGGCCAGAGATAGCATCTTCGTTCATGCCATCGCCTAAGTTCATTTCATAAGCGTCAGCACTGTCTGGCCGGCCAACAGAATTATAAAACTCATTGTACTGGTCATCTGTCCAGCTCTTACCAGGCTTTGCAATTTTATCAGCGCCAATCATGCGCTGCGCATTGACATAGCTTTTTGCCAAACTGGCTGGATCTGTGAACGTCCGCAAAGACGGTTCGCCACGCAGATCTTCTGGTAAGCTGTCCAAAAATCCTACAGGTGCAGATGCTGCACCCCCTGCGACTTCTTGAGATCCAGTATCTTGGATTGCCTCTTCGCTCATTGTTTTTCCTTTTCTTCGGTCAGCATACGGACAATCAGCAGCACCGCTGCGCGCTGACCTTCATTAAATGCAGTTTCATAAGGATTGTCCGAAAACGTAGTAGTCTCATACCCAAAACGGGTTTTAAGATCTTTAAGCACAATGTCGCCGTCTTCATTATTGAAGGTGCGCCGGTAAGCTAACTTCAGATCCTCTATTTGCTTCACTGTCCACCCCCTTGGGTTGCCTTAACCAATGGAGCAACATTGCCGGCAGCTTCAGATGCCATCATCTCACGCTGCATCTGTTCCTGAACCTGGGCCTGCTCGGCCTGCTCTTTGCGAACCTGCTCAACCTCATCAGCGCCCCTGATAACCCGAGCCGGCAGACCTGCTGTCTCAACCAAATACTGAACCATCTTGTCGCCGTCCAAGTAATCAGTAACAGGCGCAACCTCACTAACTTGCAGCAAGATCTCAAACCCACGCAACATCGCTTGCAGATCTGTAAGCTTCTGAGCCTTAGCCAACGGAGAAACGTATTCAATATCAATGTTTTGGCCCTGCAATTCTTCAGGCGGCTCTGGAAGCAAGCCAGCTCTAAGAAGTAAAGCAAAGGAACGGTCGATCAGCGGCTGGAGAAGCTCGGCCTGCAACCGTCCCAAAACAGGGCCGAGCAAACGCATTTTCTCCTCGTTCCTCTGCAATACCTCAGTCGCTGTCATGTTGGCGCCTTGGCCTAACAGCAACTGATCTACATAAAAAGCTTGACGGATTGCATTTCGGCGCTGCTCTTCCATGTTCAAGCCCAAAGGATTGTTTGCCCCAATGTTCAAAGGCTCCAATCTATCTCGGGTTCCAGAGCGGTAAAAGTTCAATGCGCCTGGTGTAGTACGCACAGGCATCATAAAACCGTCATCTGGAACCATCAAAGGCGGATCAATCTGCTTTTGAGCAGCCTTGATCGTAGTTTCAGACATCTTGTTCAACATCTTAACGTCAGGCAAGGCAGTCATCGCAGGCGATCTGCCGTAAGTCGAAACGCTGTCTTTTACAAAGCGCGGACACATAAACGGAAATTCGTCAAAGCCGCCCTCGGAAAGCAGCTCACGGTTGTCAGCCAAGTAATAAACAGACGCAACAGGCTTGTTCTTAGACAACTTGCCAGAAGCCTCTGCGCGCGGAAAGACAGCATGAATGACTTGATGCTCGTTGTATGGATCATCCTTCAAGTCTTTTTCTATCTGGCGAGGCATTTTAACATTAGGAAACTGCATGGCAATTGCCCGAGCACTAAGCTTAAACTTACGATAAACCGTATCAACCCTGCCGGAAGGATCTTCGCTTATGCAAACCTCGGCAATGTGGCGACACGCAAAACGCAAACCACCCTCTTCAGACTCAACGTAAAAAGACCCCGTGCCAAAAACAACCAAATCATAATACAGCTCATGGATCTCTTGCTGGAAGTTAGACCGATTGAAATGCTGGTACATCTGATCCATGCAAATTTCTAACCACTCATTCGCTGCATCGTCCCGCTGCAAGGCAGTATCTCGGTAACGCATTGAAAACCAAGGCGTACTTGGCGAAGTCAACATGCCGTGCAAAGAAGACGCCAGCAGCTCAACAGCATGAATTGCCGTGCCGTCAAAAATCCTTTCAGTGCGCTTATCGCCCTGGGTTCGCTTCTTGGTAATATCCGCCTTACGAGGCAGCATAAAATCCGCAAGCTCCTGCCAGTGAGACTCCCAATTGGATCGCTGGCTTTGTAACGTCTTGTATCGCTTATCTAAACGAGCAACTAAGGGTTTTACTTCTGCCATCATTTCATCCCATAACTTGTCATCAATGTGCGCTTAGGGCGCATTTTAGGATCTTGAACACCCTCAACCGCACCGCCTTGCGTCCGGCCAGCCATCTTTTGCTGCGCGCGCTCCAAAGGATCAACAGTAGACTGCCCCAGCAACGCAGCAGGCTGGGCGGCATTCCCGCCCATAATCCCCGCAATATTGCCTAACTTCTTTTTCTTAATAAGCATAATTCTATCCAATCAATGACCGGCGGCGCCGCGTCTTACCTTCTTCCTCACCAGAGCCAAGCAAACCGCCAGGTGTCGTAAGAATAGTTGATCGGCGCCCTTTCTTCATAAGATCAATCGCCTCATCTTCAGCAGCGCCAACAGAGGTAGCACTCGCAGCAGCAGCCTGATCCGCACCACCGGCAGCAGTGCCAACAGACGCGCCAGATCCAGCACCGCCAGTGAAGTCACCACCGCCAAACGTAGTTTCGCTGGTAGTCTCAACTCCCGTCAAGGCAGTGTCAGTGTCGGTATCAAGCGTGGTGGTTGTGTCTGTGCCTGTATCAGTTGTGGTTGTGGTGTCAGTCGTAGTAGCAGTCGTTGCAGCACTAGAAGACCCTTTGTCGTTACTCTTTTGCTGCGCAGTAAATTCTTCCAAAGCTGCTGTAGATGCCATCTGCCTTGCTTTTAAATCCCGCGCATAAACATCGTTCTTCTCTTTAATGCCAAGATCCATTAAAATATTATCAGTTGCACTGTTGGCAGGCCTGCTCATAGTGGAACCCCGAGGCGCGCCGCCGCCACCGCCAGTAGGATCGCTTGAACTTGAACCACCACTAAAAGCATCTGAAATCGCTTTACAAGCACCACCCATAACTAAACATCCTTATATGTCAAAGTTCCCGCAGAAACATAACCCAGGCGCCCCAACAAGGCAGCGCCCCTTTCAGTGTTAACGCCAGAAGTCGCACCTGTCAAAATTTGACTTGCACCAGCGTCCCGCGCCCAATTTTCAAAAATCTTCATAAGCCTAACACCAACCATGCCGCCTCTATATTCAGGCTTGACATACCATATATAATCGGCAGCGACTAGAGTGTCGCTATATGGCTGCTTAATCGTCATGCCAATAATGCAGCCAGCAAGGTCTTTACCAGACCAGCAACCCAAAACTAAACTATCATCGCTGCAAATACGGTCATCAACCCAATCACACATCTTGTCCCAATTGAAATCAATAACGCGCTGGTAAGACTGCGAATGAAATTGCTGCGCCAAATCAGTCACAGCAGCAGCGTCTAAAGAAGACGCTTCCCTATACTTACGCCGCAAATGGATCATAATCCATCACCGCCATTTTCTGAGAAACCGCCATGCGATCCTTGCTCTCTCGCAAACCAACTGCCAAATACCGAAAAGCATCCGCCGCATGAGATGACCAATCATGAACAGGCGAAGACCTAAAACTCCTAGTGCGCTCGTTATACGCTCTATGATACTGACGCAAACACTCCAAACCATGTCCGCACTTCTCCCTGTCAAACCATAAACGCGGGATCAACATCTGACCCGCATGTATGCCATCTTCAATCGGCAGCTTAGGAACAACTCGAAAGTTCAAACCCAAGTCCCAAGCAACCTCACGCCGGCTCTTCCCAGATCCTAACTCCCGAACCTCAATGTCGTGCGGCGCATTGTGGTCGCCATACAAATAGTTCTTAGACGTTAAAATCTTGCAGTAATGAGGCAACCCCTCACCACGGGCCTCGTAAAAGTCTATCACATGTATAGCACGGCCAACCGATTGCGTAAACCATATTGCCGTGCTGTCGCCAACACCCAAATCCCACCAAGTGTCAACACGCACACTCGGGTCATAAGGAACATTGGAAATCCGCCCATCCAACTGAGCAACCTCCATCTCCTTGCCATAAACAGCACCAGGAACATTCGCATTCCAAGAACACTCAAATTCCTGCTGATACTGGTCATGCGTCATCATAGACTTGGCAGCCTCTAACTCCTCATCGTCCAACAAACCAGTCTCACTAGCCTTGTAAACAGCAGCCAACCAATCAGGATTGGAAGCCGCCTCCTCATACTTATCAAAGAAAGCATTGTGACCCTTCGGCGTCCCGACAAACACACACCAACCCTTTCGATCAGATAACGCCGGCCTCAACACCTCGGGAAAAACATTCTCAGGCATGTCGGCAACCTCATCCATAACACAGCCATCAAGGTAAATCCCACGCAAGCTGTCTGGATTCTCAGCGCCAAGCAAGCTGATCCTAGCACCATTCGGCAAATCACAACGCAATTCAGTCTCGTGAAACCGAACATTCGGGATCTTGCCGGCAAACTGTTTTATATAATCCCAGGCAACATTCTTCGCCTGACGATAGGTGGGCGCCATGTAGGCATACCGGGGGTTCTCTTTTCCAGACATCAAGGCATCGCGTAAAACATGGTTGATCGCCCAAACCGTCTTGCCAAAGCGGCGGTGGCAAACAACAACGCCCCAACGCTTTTGAGACATCTCGTTGTGCAACCGTAACTGCAACTCCCTCGGCTCATAAGGAATCTCAATGTGCGTCAATGCTCAGTCACCCTCTTCTGATCCTTGAATATCAATATGCCATTACTCTCAAGGATAGCTTCGTACAAATCAATAAGCAATATTGCCGACTCAATCTGCTCAGACACGCTGCGGCCAGTGACAACAGTATCCCTCAAGGCCTCTAGGTGGCCCAGCATGGCCTGTTGGGAAGGAGACAGGGAGTAAGTCAAAGCGTTTCTAGCTCCGGTGTAATATAGAGGTATAAGGGCGCGCGGTTTTGCGGGGGGTGGGGGGGTCGGTTTGCGCAAAACGCATGGCTTAACCTTAGAGTCATAATGACTATTATGTTAAATAGAACGCAAGGCATTGTTGTTGCTGTAGATTTTATCCGCGACTGCCATGCATCAAACGCAAACCACAACATGTTGTGCCTGCCCTGCCTCAGCCCCATCACATTCACACATTCATATGTGATGTTCTCACGCGCGTAGCTGTCAACGACAGAATGTGTTGTATACACAAGATCCGGCATCAATGCTTCGTTACCCTTTCTTCCTTTTGGTCAGGCACAACCTCAGCAGTATTGACCTCGACATCACCACCAGCCCAACTGATTGTGAACGTCTGAGCTTGTGGCTGGTCTTCTTTCTTGTCCCTCACACCCCAAGGCATGTTCCGTGCTAGCGTCCACTTCAACGTGTCAATCTCAAGCCTACGCCGTTGAACCTCTGCGTTGGCAAGCCTGTTGTCCTCAAACGTAGGCAGAGGCGACACTGCCAGGCTGTTGATGTGGTCAGTGAAATATTCGGACTGCATGACCCTACCTCTGCGGTAGATCTCATACAGCTCATCATCACGCAGCACGGCTTGCATGACGCCTTGATAGGTTGGCATGCCTGTTGAATTGAGAATATTCTTGAGTGTTTCGCCTACAGCCAAGCGGTCAGCGATCTTGTGCATCAGTTTGGCGTCGATTTTGACTGGTTTCTTTGCCATGTGTTCACCTCTTAATTTCTGGGATCATAGCACAAAAAAGGCCCAGCGCAATAATGCTGGGCCAGTTGTTGAGTGTTGAGCTGTGGAAACAGGTGGAAGCAGCTCAACGGGCAATTACTTTTTATCAGAATGGAATGTCATCATCAAACACTTTTGGCCTTGCTCGGATGTCGATCACCTCTGCGGCTGGGAATGATTCTTTGACTGCCTTTTCGAACTCTCCGGCTTTGTGGTCTCTGAAGTGTCTGTATGCGAGTGCTACCTCTCTGAGTGTCAGCAGCTCCATGTCTGGCCGTTGCTCTTTGATCTTCTGCCACGACCTTCCGTCTTTCATGATGCCAAACATCTCGCCATCCAGTTCGATCTCCCAGATGTCTGTTGAGGCTCTTTGGGCGCCAAGTCGCTCTGCTTCTGCGTCCATTGCTTTGAGGCCTCTTACGACGATCTCTGCTCTGACCTTACATTCTTCTGGATTGTTTTCTTCGATAGCCTTGTTCATCTTTGCCATTGCTGATCCATACTTCTGCGCTGTTTCAACGCTTACCAATTCTGGCAGCATGTCGATGCCCCACTTTGTGTCCATCTGTATTGCCAGCCGATCCATTGGTGCGATTGCATAGTCACACATGATTTGATCCTTATGAGCTTGCGGGTTGAATAATCTGTCTGCCTTCTTTTGTCGCCTTGGCCTCCGAGGTTTCTGCGTTGTCATCATCATCTCCACAGTTAAATCACCACAGTTTCATATAATCCACATTCCACCACAGTAGTATGCATATACATACAACTACTGTGGTGGAAGTATTTGTGGCCTTTTCTTCCACAGTTCCACAGTTCATCCACAGTTCGAAAAAACAACTGTGGAAGTGTGAAATCATCCTGTGCATTCGCCGTCATCTGCTTGGCACAAGAATGTTTCGTCATCAAATATCCAGTCGCCTTGGCGGCTGACAAAGCTGCCGAGCTGCTGGTAATTCCTTGTCTTATGAAAGGTTCCGTTTGCCGCGGCCTCTTGGTTAGCCCACCATTGCATTCTGCTCGGATACTCGCGCCACATAGCTGCCAATGTTGCCTCTGACTTGAGAAAGCATCCGTCACAGTTCCCGCCGCCTTTCATCACGCGCAGATCAAACTGCTGCGACCGCCAGAACTTGTTTACGTCTTGCACGGACACTTGCGCATCGTTTAATGGAAACCAGTTTGCCCATCGCTTGTCTTTTGACGGCTTCACTCTGTGTGCTTCGTCTGCTCGGATGCCGACTGTGTTCGTCCAGTGTTTCCATCCTTGGCTGACGAGGTAGCGTTTGATTGTCAGCACCTTCATTTCTTGCGTGCAATACCGCTGCGCTTGGTTCGGCAGATACTTTGACTTGGTTGCTATGACTTGCTCAAACGGCTCACCGTTTCTGGCTGCTGAGTTGTGATTAACGACTTCAAACTTGGGCATTGGTTTTCGGTACTCTAGCCAAGTGATTGGAACGCTCCATCTGTCCGAGCACTCTTGCACAAAGTCGAGCGTTTCTGGCATTTCCCTGCCAGTGTTTGCGAATGTGACTTTGGCCCTGTCTGGCAGACCGCCGTTTGCTTCTAAAATTTGGTGCAGCATGTAGCCTGACGTTCTACCGCCTGAGAAGCTGATGAGCGTGTTGCCTTCTGGCAGCCTGTAATGATCCATCAAACCTCCTCCCAATTGACCCACTCCCCGACCACTACGCACGGCACATCTCTTCCGCTTCGGCTGTCTCTTATGTCTGCGAGTTTAAGGTTGCCTGTGCTGATCCATTTCTTTGCGATTGCCTTGGCCTTTGCCTTGTCTCCTGGCTTGTCGGTGTCTAGGTTTAGCTGCTCTGCGACTGCATTTCCGATCCAGC